GGAGGACATTCACTCAAGGCTTGGGGTCAAAGACTAGGAAACTACAAGGATGACTTCAAAGACTTTGATGGTGGGCTTACAGAAGAGATGGTCAGCTATTGTAAACAGGACGTGGCTGTTACCGAGACATTACATCAGCGTCTTAGCAATGATCTATTGGTATGGGGTGACTCATTGGATCTCGAACATCAAGTCGCTCTTATTGTTAAACAACAGGAAGAGAAAGGATTCAAGCTCGATGTTAAGAAAGCGTTATTCCTTTTGGCAGGTTGGAGGAAAAGACTACACGAAATTGAGGAAGAACTACAAGAAGTTTTCAGACCTATTGTAACACGCAGGTATAGCGAGAAGACAGGCAACAGACTCAAGGACAAAGTAGAAGTGTTCAATCCAGGATCACGCAAGCAGATAGCACATCGTCTCATGGCTCTGGGTTGGCAACCAACTAAGCACACAGAGAAAGGATCGGTGATCGTTGATGAGAAAGTCTTACAAGCTATTGACTTACCTGAAGCTAAACTCATTGCAGAATACTTACTCGTTCAGAAACGGGTGGCTCAAGTTGAATCATGGATTGACCATGCTGATAACTCCGACAGGGTTCACTGTAAGGTCATCACCAACGGTGCAGTTACGGGACGAATGACGCACAGTAAACCTAACCTAGCACAAGTACCTCGTGTTGGTAATCCGTTTGGTAAGGAGTGTCGTGAGTGTTGGACGGTAGAGGACGGTAATGTACTTGTAGGGATAGATGCGTCTGGTCTTGAGTTGCGTATGCTTGCACACTACATGCGTGACGAGGAGTACACCAACGAGATACTGAGTGGTGACATCCATACAAAGAACATGGAGGCAGCAGGTCTTACTAACAGGGATCAAGCTAAGACTTTTATCTATGCTTTTCTCTACGGTGCAGGTCCAGCTAAGATAGGTGCTATCGTAGGCGGTGGTGAACGTGAAGGTAAGAAGTTAATCGATAGCTTCCTTGCCAACACACCAGCACTCAAGACACTGAGACAGAAGGTAGATAGACTAGCTAAACGTGGTTGGCTACCTAGTCTTGATGGTCGTAGGCTTATGGTTCGATCAGCACACGCTGCCTTGAATGTATTACTACAAGGAGCAGGTGCAGTAGTAATGAAACAAGCATTAGTATTGTTGCATTCTAAACTAAATCGTGGTATAATAGATGCTTCATTTGTAGCTAATGTTCATGATGAATGGCAGATAGAGACGAATGAAAAACTTGCTGAATCTGTAGGTCAAGCTGGCGTTCAGGCAATTCAGCAAGCAGGACTCACACTAGGGCTACGTTGTCCACTCGATGGTGAGTATAAGATAGGTACTAATTGGGCAACTACACATTAAGGAGAAGTAAAATGCAAGACTTAAAAGCAATAAAGGTAAAAGCTGATATCATGTGGGCTTTCCTTGACACACCTAACCAGATGTCTGAGAAGTATCAGGTTGATTTGTGTAACCTATCTGATGGTGCAGTTGCTGCGCTAGAGGATCAAGGTATTCAAGTGAAGCGTAAGGAAGATAAAGGCTTCTATATTGTAGCTAAATCTAAGAAGTTTCCTATCAAGACTGAGATGCCAGATGGTTCAGGAGTATCAGGCAAGGTAGGTAATGGATCAAAGGGAGTAGCATGGATTAAACCATACGCTTATCAGTTCAAAGGTAAGGCAGGTGTATCCGCAGGTATCAACAAGCTAGTCATCACTGACTTGATTGTATATGATGCTGATGAGACAGCCCTTGATGATAGCTTAGAAGAAGCGTTGTAATGAGTACCCCGTCAATGCAGGATGTTCACGCCCTCATTGATGGGGACATCCTCGTTTATCGTGTGGGCTTTTCTGTTGATGATCCAGAGGAAGAGAAGTATGCCATCTCTAGAATGGGACACTTTATTGATAACCTCCTAAGCATAGAGGGGGTTGAGTCTTACTCTGGTTTCATTACAGGTAAGTCTAATTACAGGCAAGAGATAGCTACCGAACTTACTTACAAAGGTAACAGAGCTAAGGCTAGAAAGCCTGTGCATTATGATACACTACGTAAGTATCTAACTAGCAAGTGGGGCTTCGAGTTAGTAGAAGGTCAAGAAGCTGACGATGCTATAGGCATTGCTGTCTATGATCTACCTGAAGATCGTGCGTGTGTCATGTCTATTGATAAAGACTTGGACATGTTACGAGGCTGGCACTACAACTTTGTTAAGCAAGATTTATATTACGTAAAGGAAGAAGATGCTATAAGAAATTTTTATACGCAGATACTAACTGGTGATCGTGTTGATAACATTCCAGGACTTAAAGGTATAGGTATTAAAAAAGCCACTAAGATACTACAAGACTGTGAAGGTGAACAACAACTGTTCGATGAGGTACTGTCTGCTTACGATAATGACATTGATAAACTAACTGAACGTGCGAGGTTGCTATGGATAAGAAGACAAGAAAAGCAGTTGTGGAAACCGCCAAGCAATTCACAATAGGTTATGTCCAATGGGTTGATGCTGTTGCTGATGCAGGTTGGGAAAGCGATTCCAAAGCTGATGTACATCCTGTACTAAGCGTAGGTTTCTTAGTAGATGAGACTGATGATGCTGTCTGTCTTGCTGCTGCAATCTCTCACGATCAGTCTAACTCTAGGATACACATACCGAAACAGTGGATTAAAAGTATTAAGAAAGTAAGACTAGATAAGTTTTTAGATTTAAGGAGAAAGCCATCAAAACCCAAAGTGCAAAAGCAAAAGGAAGAAAGCTACAGCAATGGTTCCGAGATCAGATCCTCGAACTCTTTCCCTTTTCCAAAGACGATGTAAGATCAACAAGCATGGGTGCAGGTGGTGAGGATATCCTGTTCTCCCAACTAGCAGGTGATAAGCTAAAGATATCTGTTGAGTGTAAGTCAAGAGAGTCTATGGCTGTCTACGCTTTCTATTCTCAAGCTAGTGACAATTGTCCCGAAGACAGAGAACCTGTGCTTGTTGTTAAACAAAACAAGTCTAAGCCGTTGATTGTAGTTGATGCGGTTTATTATTTACAATTGTTAGAGAGGTCAACATGAGACACTTAGTAATCCCTGACACACAATGCAAACCCAACAACTCATTTGAGCATTTAGAATGGGCTGGTAAGTACGCTGTCAAGACTAAGCCTGATGTTATAGTCCATCTAGGAGATCACTGGGACATGCCAAGTCTTAGTGTCTATGACGTAGGTAAGAAGGCATTCGAGGGTAGGACATACAATGATGACATCGAAGCTGGTAACAAAGCTATGGATGTATTCATGAAGCCTATCGTTCAAGAGCAGAAGAGGCAGCGTGTCAACAAGAAGAAGGTATGGAAACCCAAGAAGATATTTCTTATTGGTAATCACGAGCAACGTATCGAGAGAGCTATCGAGTCTGATAGAAAACTAGAAGGGTTGATTGGTTACAGTGATTTTAATCTAAAGAAATATAACTGGGAGGTACACGACTTTCTTTCCGTACCTATTGTTAATGGTATAGCATACAGCCATTACTTTACATCTGGTGTGATGGGTAGACCTGTTAGTAATCCTGGTTTACTCTTGCAAAAGAAACACATGAGTTGTATAATGGGACACGTACAAGACAGAGCTATCTCATTCAGTAAGAAGGCAGATGGTAAGGGTATCACTGGTATCTTTGCTGGTATCTTCTATCAACATGACGAGGACTATCTAACTCCTCAGACTAACGGTAGCTGGTCTGGTATCTGGATGCTTAACGAAGTAAACGATGGTAGCTTTGACGAGATGCCAGTATCAATTAACTATTTAAGGAAACAATATGAAACAAACAGATAGAGAAATTAGTTTTGAAGAAGCAAAAAAATTAGCGGAACAAGGAGATGCTGATTCTCAATGTTTCTTAGGGATGGTTTATTACGCAGGTAAACAAGTCACTAAGAACATTGACGAGTCTCTAAAGTGGTATCGTAAGGCAGTAGCTCAAGGACATTCTACTGCTGAGTTTTATTTAAAACACGCCTTAGAAGCAATAGGAGATACACATGGAAATCAATGAGACATTATCAACAAGAGAAGGACAGTACGGACAGTACCGTATTGTGAGTGACATCTCTCAAAACATAAAGTCAATAATGAAGGACACTCCTAACTATAGGGCTATGCCTAGTTATATGAGAGAAAGTCTTGACATGATAGCTAACAAGATGGCTAGGATACTTAACGGTAACTACTATCTTAATGATTCATGGCATGACATAGGTGGGTACGCAGCATTAGTTGTCATGACTAATGAGGACTTGGAGACTGAACGTGATAACACTGACGCTTGCTGAACTCATAGAAAAACTTAGTGTGTTAGATGAGGTTGATATAATAGAACTATTAGACCTCACCTCGTCTGACATACTAGATAGATTTGAAGACGTAGTAGAAGATAACTACGATAAACTAATAAAGGAAATAGAATAATGGATTTTTATCAAGAGTATATTGCGAAGAGCAGGTACTGCAGATTCGTGCAGGACGAAGGACGTAGAGAGAACTGGTTTGAGACAGTCGATAGATACATGGACTTCATGAAGAACCATCTGGAGACTAAGCATAACCATGTGATCCCGATGGAGACAGACTCAGAGTTGCGTGAAGCTATCAAGAACCTAGAGGTTGTACCTTCTATGCGTTCTATCATGTCAGCAGGTAAAGCGTTAGACAGAGACAACACAGCAGGGTACAACTGTAGCTATCTGCCTGTTGATGATCCCAAAGCATTCGATGAGGCTATGTACATACTACTGTGTGGTACTGGTGTTGGCTTTAGTGTTGAGCATAAGTATGTTGACAAGCTACCTGAGATACCAGAGAAGATGTTTAAGTCAGACACGACTATCGTTGTTGCTGATAGTAAAGAAGGTTGGGCTAAAGCATTACGCCAAGTCATAGCACTACTGTACTCTGGTGAGATACCGAAGTGGGACTTACGAAAGGTTAGACCAGCAGGTGCTAGACTCAAGACCTTTGGTGGTAGAGCTAGTGGACCAGCACCACTCAATGAGTTGATTGAGTTTGTAATTAACAAGTTTCAAGGTGCAGCAGGACGTAAGCTAAACACACTAGAGTGTCACGACATCATGTGTAAAGTAGCTGAGGTTGTAGTAGTGGGTGGCGTTAGACGTTCAGCTATGATCTCACTGTCTGACTTAGAGGATGACAAGATGCGTCACGCTAAGGTAGGACAGTGGTGGGAAGCTAATCCGCAACGTGCATTGGCTAACAACTCTGCTGTGTATGCTACCAAGCCTGATGTCGGTCAGTTTCTAAACGAGTGGACCAGCTTGTATCACAGTCATAGTGGTGAGCGTGGTATCTTTAATCGTGAGGCTGCTGTAGCTACTGCTAAGAAGAATGGTCGCAGAGATACAGACTTCGAGTTTGGTACTAACCCATGCTCAGAGATTATCCTTAGACCCTATCAATTCTGTAACTTGTCTGAGGTAGTAGTACGAGATACAGATACCAAGTACGACCTAGAACGTAAGGTCAGACTAGCTACTATATTAGGAACGTATCAGTCTACA